CCGCGCCGCTGGTATTGCAGCGTACCTGCCCGCCGTTGATGTCGAGGAAGGCGAAGAATACCGGCTTGATGACCTCGGCTTGCAGCGCGGCAATGGCAGTGGCGTCGGGCAGGCTCACCGGGCTTCCTCCACATCGAAGCTTGTCCCGGCCACTCCGCCATCGTAGCCAAACCCCTGCTCAGGGTTGACCAGCGAGAGGGGCAGGAAGGGGTCTTTGGTCTCGACCGTGGCGGCGAGCGTCGGGATTTCACCTAGCGCCGGAACAAATGCAGCCGTCGCGTTGCCAGACCCATCGGAGACAAGATCGGAAGTCAGACAGACGGCGCGTCTTGCCCCGCTCGGCAGGGGCACGGTCATGAATTGCCCGGCCTTGAGAATGGTGGTGCTGGCAGACAGGCCGGTAAGCGGCAGGGCATAGCCATCGCTGGCCCCGCTCGCGACGGTCGGCTTAGAACCGGCATGGGTGGCACAGGGGAGGAGATAGCGAAACCAGTTGGACGGTCCCTTGAGGCCCCACAGGAACGCGCGCCAAGGACGCTCGGCTTCCTCGGTTGCCTGCGCGTCGATGCTGATTTGCGCGCGCCACAGTTCGATTCCGGGAAGGCCCACAACCTTGCGCTTGCCGGTCCATTTCGAGCGGTTGACCTGTGCTGGTGCGGACAGGCTAAGCCCGGTCAGGATGAGGTCATTTGCGTCGGGAACGGTGATTTCGCTCACAGCTTGGGCCTCCGCATTTGGGCAATGTCGCGGGCAGCGAGCGCATGGCCGCCGCGCGCACCGGCCTCTGCCGCGCGCTGGCCCATCGAGTTGATCTGGTTGACGAGGTCCTGCGTCATCACCGCGCCGCGCGCATCGAGGTGGAAGTTCTGGACGACGGTCGATCCGCCTCCGCCAATCGCCGCGTTCATCTGGCCGAGCGGGATGATCGTGCCGCTGCCCTGAGGGACAAACGCTTCGACGCGGCCAGCGGATGCCGCCTCGTTGACGCGATACATCTGCCCGCCCTGGACGTAGCCACCACCCGCGCGGCCAAACAGGCCGGAAATAGAACTGATGGCAGACCCGAGCGAGAAACCGCCACCACCGCCACCGCCTCCAAACAGGGCCTCCGCTATCGGCTTCACGATTGCCTGCTGCACGGCGATGCGGATCAGGTCGGCGATGATCTGGTTAGCCACGTTCTTGAACACGTCGCCCAGCGACTTCGACCCCATGATCGCCTCGGTCAGCCCATCGTTGAGGCTGCGCAGGCCGCTGGCCGCCACGTCCTCGTAGGCCGCGTTGAGTTCCGCCGCGTCCATCCGCAGGCTGTCGAGATAGGCAGCGCCCGGTCCCTGCTGCCCGCGCGCGAGGCCCGAGCGTTCGGCGGCCTGCTTGCGGGACAATTGCGCGCGGGCCTGCGCCGCGTCGGCGATCTGCCCGGCGGCAATCGCCGCCTCGAGCCGCGCGGTTTCCTCCTGCTGCTGCAATTCGAGGATGCGCTGCTCGATGGCGTTACGATCGCCAAGGTGTGTGGCGGCATCGCGCTCTGCCTCAAGCGCGTCGAGTTCGAATCGCAGGCTTTCCTCGCGCGCCTCGGTCTGTTGGCGGGCAATGTCTTCGGCGGCGCGGTTGTCCACCAGCGCCTTGCGGGCGGTGGCGATCTGACCTTGCAGCGCGGCGGCCTTGTCCTTTTCGGCTTGGGTCAGCGTGTCGGATGCGTTGATCCGCTCGACTTCCTGCGCGGCATCGTAATCGATCCGGCGCTTTTCGGCCTCGGCGCGCTGCTGGATATTGCCGGTCAAGTCTGCCTCGGCCAGAGCGAGGTCAACCGCCATCCGCTCAAGGTCGCCGGTCAGTTTGGCGACCGCAGCGGTGGCCGTGCCAATGTCGAGCAACGGCCTGCCGCCAAGCGCGCCAGCAAACAGGTCGCCGCCGTTCCCGCCCAGTTTCTGTGTGGGCGACAGTTTGCCCGCGCCGAAAGTCGCGCCCGCCCACGGATCTATCGTCTTGAGATTGAGCGGCGCGGCAAAGCCGGTGGGCTTGCTCCCCGGCTTGGGCGATGAACCACCACCGCCTGACATAACCACGCGCGAGGTGGAATTGCGCGCATCGATCCGCGCGCGCGCCGCAGCCTTGTCCTTGTCGCTGGTAAACCATCCGTCGATGACGTTCTGGTCAAGCCGGTTGGCCTGTTCCTTGCGCCAGTTCTGCCACGCCCTGATCGCGCCGCCGGTCTTGTCGATCAGGTAGACCAGCGCATTGGCCAGCGCCATAACCGAATCGATGTTGTCCGAGACCGCGCCCGCGATCTTGGCCTCCATCACCACCTTGAACTTGGCGAGCGTGTCGGCGGCGTCGTCCGCCTTCCTGATCTGCTCCTCGGACAGGGCTATGCCCAGCTTGTCGTAGGCCGCCGCGAGTTCCTTGACCCCGCTCGACCCGCCCGACAGGAACGGCAGCATCTTGTAGCCCGCGCGGCTGAACAGGTCGGTTGCCACCGCGCTGCGTTCGGCATCGCTGCCCAGCCGGGCGAAGCCATCGGCCAGATCGGGCAGGATTTCCCCCGCCGTGCGCACGTTGCCATTGGTATCGCGCACCGAGACGCCCAGCGCGGCAAAGGTGTCCAGCGCCTTTTTGTTGCCCTGCGCCGCCTCGCCAAGTGACTTGGTGAGCTTTTGCAGGCCCTGGTCCATCTCCTCTTGCGACAGGCCCACCTGCGTTGCGGCGAAGCGGTAGAATTGCAGGTCTTTCGTGGTGACGCCCAGCTGCTGCGAGACCTCGCCCAGTGAGCTGGCGTAATCGAGGCCCTGCGCGATCACCTGCCCCAACTTTTCGATTGTCAGCGCGCCGACGAATGCGACGGCCGCGCCCTTGGCCAGATCAAAGCCCTTACGCAGACCTTCGCCCATTTTTGCGCCGCGCTTCTCGATCGCGTCGAGCTTGTCGTCGGTGTGGCGCTGGGCCTTGGTCAGATTGGCCTGATACTGATCGACCTCAGCCTTGAGTTGGAGGATGACGGGATCAACGGACATGGATCACGCCTCCCCCTGATGGGCGGCCATGAACCGCTTGAGCGCCGGGCTGATGTCGGGCGCGCCGGTCTCCTGATCGCCCGAACGCGCGGCCATGGCCTCGAGGTAGCCGGACATGGACAGGCGCTCCCAGTCGAGGCCCAGCGCGCCGCAGTTGGCGATGACCAGCCCCTTCACGAAGGCGGCGGGGCGACGGCGTCCCCGTCCTTTTTTTTTGAGCCGGTAGCCTTGGGGTCGATCCCGTAGATCGCGGCGCGCAGGACTTCCCATGCAAGGCCAAGGTCGTGGATCGCAGGCCGCGCCGGGTAGCAGTAGACCGCCACCAGTTCGCGGGCCATCGTCCCACTGGTGCGGACGTCTTCGCCGTTCACCATGCCCTCAGCGCCGCCCGCAAGGGCATTGCGGATGATCGCGTGGGCATCGGACAGCAGCGCGGGGGAAGGCCCGGTCAGGATGGTTTCATCGCCCAGCTGGCCGAGGTGTGCGCCAAGGTCGTGGAACACGGCGAAGATGGAATGCGGCAGCGGGTTGCCTTCGCTGTCACGCCGCGCCATCTCGCGCTCGGCGGCGATGACCTGCGGCATGGGCAGCCAGAAGCGGTAAACCCCGTCAGCGAAGTCCCGGGTGATTGCGGTGTCCACGCCTCACCATCAAGCCGCCGTCCAGGTCCACGCGCCATTGCTGGCGAGCGTGATTTCCGCCGATGCAGTCCCTTCGCGCGGGATCGACTGGTTCGAGGCGGTCATCATGAACGACCCGGCGAAGGTGCCAAGCAGGGTGCCCGCGTCGGTGCCGTTGTCCGCGTAAACCTCGATCTTGTAGTTTTTCGCCACGCCCAGCGCGGAGTTGTAGATCGCGATCTGCGCCTTATCGATCAGGCCAGAGCCGGTAACGTCGAGCGACTTGCCGGTGGCCTTGACCTTGCGGTTCGGGATTTCACCGGGCTTGGCGCAGTCGCGGACATAGCGGTCCTGCGTGCCGACGGTCTGGTTGATCGTGACGTCCTGAATGCCGCAGGCGATGGCGAATGCTTCGGTGGGGGTCGCACCGTCGCCGATCTTGATGATGGCGAAATCTGCTTCGGTGGGAAGGGACATTTGCGCTGGCTCCACTGCGAAAAAGGTTCGCAGCGGACGCTAGGGCGCGGGGTCAGTCCTCGTTACCGCCGTCAGGCTCGGCCACGGTGCCGTCCGGGTTGAGGTGCGCCTCGATGAAGGTGACGTTGACCGCATAGGCCAGATCGTGGCGCCCCTCGCGTTCAAGGTCGGCGGCCATGGCTTGCACGTCCATGTCAGTCAGATAGCCCTTGCGGAGCATCTGACGGAACAGCGCGAGAGTGACCGGATCGAGCGACATGGGGCGCGCAGACTAGCACGGCCCATGTCAGGACGCCAGCGCGCGCCAGTTGACCTGCGCGAACCAGTGATAGGCATCGGGCGTGTCATCTTCGAGCAGGCGCATGTCGGTGACTTCGATCCGCACCGTGCCGCCACCTTCGAGCGCAATCCGGTTGTCAGCCAGCGCCGCCTCGATCGCAGCGCCGATGCGGCCCGCGTGGTCCTCCGCCGTCTCGACGCGCGCGCCTGCGTCATAGCGGGACCGGGCGAAGGCGTGGACGTCGAACGACCCCTCGCCGCCGTTGACCCCCGCCGCGCGCAGACGCCGCGTCACGGGGGCGCGTAGGCGAATGTGCGGCCATGTCGGCTCGCCGTCTGGGTTGATGCTCGCCGCCGGAACCAGTGCGGTCAGACCGGCGTTGGCCTTAAGCCTTGCCAGCAGCGCGCGCCGAACGAGGCGTTGCAGACCCGTCGCCATTGGCTTCCTCCTTGTGGACACCCGCCAGAACGGCAGCGTCATAGACCTCGGCAGTCACTTCATGCGTTCCGGCCAGATAGTCTGTCGTCACTGGCACGGTGTGGTGCGACCACGGGGCCGCGAGATTGATGGTCTTCATGTTCCTGATCCTTTCACCAGCTTGTCGATCTCGGTCTCGAACAGGCGTTGAATTTCACCAGCCTGCTTGTCCCGCGCCGGGCGCATGTAGGGCCGGGCTTCCATTTTCGAGGTGCCGAACTCGAGCGCGGCGGCATAGGGCGCCTCGCTTGCCACCTGCGCCTCGAGCGGCGAGACCAGTTCGGCCCTGAGGTGGGCTTGCAGGACGCCGGTGTCGCGGTTGGGTGGTTCGCCCGGGCTTGAGGGCACATGGCCCTTGCCCGATACGGATCCTGCGCTGATCGAGCGGAATGCCTCGGTCCGGATCATGTCTGAACCGACATAAAGCACTTTGTTTGCCGCCTTAACCACAGCGGGACCGGACAGCTTTTTCAGCCGCTGCCGGTGCGCGTCTCGCCCCTTCATGGTCACAGCATGCGTCCTCGGCACTCGTAGCCTATGCCAGCCGGATCGCGCGTGACGCTGAGCAGTTCCCACGTTCCGGCATTCGCCCCGCTGGCGACGGTGATCCGCGCCCTGGTGTCGAGCGTGGCGGCGAAGGCCAGCACGATAAGGCGCGCGTCGGTTTCCATGAAGCCCTCTGCCGCGCGCATGGCCTGCGTCGGCGCATCGAACTGCACCTTGCAGGTATGGCTGGCAGGCGTCCCTGCCGCCGTGATCGATCCGCCCGTGTCGAACGTCGCGGTGCCGGGCCATGTCGCGGTGGCATCCTCGAACGGCGCGCCGAATTGTGCGGCAAAGCCGGTGGCGAGGTTGGCGAACATCTGGTCCAGCACGGGCCTAGTCCATCGCCGTGGGCGGGGTCCACGCCATGCGCGGGCCAGCGAAGGCTACGCGGCGCAGGGCCACGAACTCGCGGCCATAGACCGTCGCATCGAAGCCGGTCAGCCCCGCCACGGCATCGGAGAC